ATCGATAAAATACTTTGGCAGTCCCGCCTCGGAGACATGGAGATCATTCTCATCGGGCTCATGGCCCTTCCTTGAAATATGAACGATCTGTGTTAGGATTTCATGCCTGTGGCCTAGACGCTTGATCGCCCAGGCTTCGTTCGGGAAGCGAATGTCATCGAATATGATCAGTCGCCTGCCCAGGTGATCCTCAGCCTGTCGCATGGCGGCATCCACCCATAGATTAGGATAGATCGATTCCCTGCCCCACTCTGTTCCGAGTGACTGGAGCATCCGCCTGACAGTTATACCATCGGGGAAGCCTGGTATCGGCTCCTCCTTTTTATCCAGCCAAGCGGGATGCGGTAGGATAACCTTGAGCATCTCTTTTATTGGCGTGGCGAATGACAGGATGGCGGCTCCCTCGAATGATTTGGCATAGGTGCTTTTACCTACTCCCTTGGGACCGCATAGACCGATTATTTTAGGTGCTGGGTAGGTCATAGAATCGCCAATGCAAAAGATAAGACAGTGTATGCGAACATCAGTACCGCTAGGCCGAATAGGATGTAATGGATTGGATGTAGTTTCATCAGGCCGCTTCCTCCTTGAATATTGATCCAATAGCCAATGCTTGAAAAAATGATTTTGTTTCTTGAGTAGGTGTTACGCCTATAACCCTTCTAGCTCTTTTTCTTGATTCCTCTCTTTCCATAAATTTTCGCATAACTTGTTTATTTTTAAGTCTATTGTAAGTTTCGGTTTTTGTTTGTTGGATAAGCCAAATTTCGTAATGAATCTGGCGTTCCATATCACTGTAGAAATCTAGAACTTTATGGAATGCCCTAGAGACATAATTATTATGGCACCTATCATTATCATAATTGAAATATGGCATACCCCTATAATGTTTCATTGTGTAATGCGTTCGCATTGTGTTGGATTTTTGTATTGTACTAAATGAAACACTAACTCGGTAATAACCTGGTTCTCTTATTACCCACGCTTGGTGGCGTACTGATCCATGTCCTGTATACGGGCAGGCAAATGGATCATTTACCATCACCTCAATGCAATTAAATGGATAGTCATCCTTTTCCCACAAGCTGTTTTTGAAATGCCGGTCTATGTCTTCTTGAGAGATATAAACCAATGGATCATAAGGACACTTGAGCCATGTGCTATTTAATTGTCGTCGCAAAACTTGCCTCTCATGTTCTTTTAGACAATTATTTTGCAGGCGATATACAAAACCATAAAACTTTCTGTAAGTCCTATCGTAATGTCTTCTATCTCTACAGTTGCGTCTATTCCGCTTGGATCTCATAGTTGAGTCAGTAGTTGTTTCATTTCTGCCCTTGTGAGTTCCGTATTCTTACGAAATATGATCTTACCCTTCTGCACATAATACGGAAGTTCCTGTGGCTTGAGGTCATCCTGTAACTTACTGCTTTCGATATAGGCTTTTTGCTCACGCAAAGTGCGAAGATTCCCATCCCCAAATAGTTGCGTAACTTGGTCGGTGCTTGCGTCCAATGCACTAACCTCCAAAACATCTCCGCCGGAAATAAGAAGTTCAAACTTCTCCCCCTCAAAGACGCGATTCTGCAAACTGTAGGGTAATCGCTTTACTATGTTAGTCTTTTTGGCATCTGACATACCGCCAAGAATCAACTTTGGATGTATCCACTTTCTGCCAATGGCTTCAAATTGTTTCCATGCTTTTGATGGTACAATATCAGAAAACTCAAGTTGCATTCTGTCAGCATTGGTAGGATCTTGATCTATTGCTTGGACATATATTTCTCCGGCTCGTACAAAGCCATTAATACCTGTGGTGATTGCTTCTCTGAACTGTGACATTAATTGTTCATTTGTTAGTATTATTTCTTGTATCATATCAGTAGTGGGTTTTAATTTCTCCTTCTGCCGCCAAGGGAAGACCCTGGTAGTTCGGAGATTCTTGGGTTAATAGTTGAAGTAAAAGGTCAAGTGCCGCCTGTCCCTCGTCCTCGCCTACCTCGAGACAGATACTGTCGTGGACATGGAGACAGACGGGCAAGCCGGCGGCCTCTATTCGGATAAGGGCATCGGCGAATATGGATCGGGCCGTTGCCTGAACGATGTTTTGAAAGAGTCTAGCCCCGTAGATTTTGACCGGCTCATATCCACGGGTAGTCGAGGCATAGAGATCCCCGTCTTTTTCATGGGCATTGAAGTAGCGGACGGGTACACCGCATCGAGTTTCGAAGGTAATACACTCGGGAGTCTCCTTCATCCATTCTCTGAATTGGTCCTCCATTTTGGACCAGGCGAGCATGACATCAGGATTCTGTGCTCTATATAAAAGCACCTGTTCATTCGCCTGAGACTGGGTCATGTTCACCCCGTAGCTTTTTGCTACCTCGATAAATTTCTTAGGACCACATCCATACCCCAAACCCAGCAGTCTCGCTTTGCACAGCTTTCTCATCTCAGGGGCAAGCTCGGCCATCGGTTCATCCTCTTTATAGAGTTTGGATGCTCGGCCATGTGCCTCGTAAATGTCAATTCCTCCACGGACTAGGCCAAGGAAATCAAGATCGCCCACCAGGTACGCAATTACGCGCGGTTCGATCTGCGATAAGTCTGCCGATACTAAGACCCGACCGGCGGGAGCCTTGAGGCATTGTCTTGCTGAGATGTCACCTATTCCATCGTTAGGGATCGCCTGGAAGTTAATGACACCTCCACCGCTCCATCGTTTCGTGTGTGGAGCACCGCAGTATTTTAATCGGGTAGGAACCCGCCGGTCGGATCGTTGACCCATCAGTAGTTTTTCGAATGTTTGATTAGCGAGGTTAGCCTGCCTCCATTCGGTTGTTTGTTTCGGAGTTTCCTCTAAAATTTTATCTGTCTTATCGATGAACTGCTGACAAAGCGGACCATCAATCGCCAATCCTCTTGAAGCGATTCGGCGGGTCAGGGATGACAGCAATCTCTCCTTCTCGGGAAATCCGACATCCAGTTCCTGATATACACGCAAACAGGCTCGGCTGTCTTCCAAGGCATAGTTTACAAAACTAGAATTGGATTGAATTTCTTCAACCGATAAGCCTGCCATCTGTTCGCGGGCATCTTTGGATAATTCCTCATTGAAAAGTTCCTTGACCACACCGGCAAGAGATCGGGGTAGCTGGTGATACGATGCCATGTCTGCGGTACATATCCAATCCGCAGGCATAAACTCGGGCATCTGTCCTTTGTAGATTGCCGCCCTTGCACAGACCGAATCAAACTCGGCATTGTGGGAGATAAGGGTATGGCCATTCAATCGCTCGACCGGCAGGTTCTGTGGCTCCCCTACCCATTCAAATCCATCCTCCGTTACAATGGATACCAGGGTAACTCGGAAGTCAGGATGCTTCACATATCGGTCGAGTCCGATCTTGGCGACTGAGTATCGCTTGGTCCAATAGGTTTCTAGATCGAAAGCGACAATCATGTAACCTCCCTTAAAAGCGTCTGTGCGGATAGTATCGCATTCTCGAGTCGAGGATAAGTAGTCTCGGGGAGATCCCTGTCGATCTTTACCCGCCAGGCATACTCCTCATGGTCGAGCCAAATGTCCGCCTGTCTCGCACCCATCTTAATTATTATTTTCTCCCCTCGGGGTAGCCCCAGTCCCATTTTAATTTCCATTTCGTTCATAGTGTTAAAAAGAATAGAGCAACCCTAGCCCAGCGAGTGTCCTGGAGGTATCCCTCGTTTTCCTATCGCCTTGCGGCCCAAAACTAGGATTGCTCTGAAAGTTTTTCCCATAAAGTTTTCCACGCTATTTCTGCGGTTTGGGGGACAACGCCATTTCCGAGGAGGCGCAGTCGGTCCACGCGGTTGGCAGTTGCGTCCACCCCACAGGCAGACCCATCAACTGCTCCACCCAATTCGGATTGAGTTTGCCGTGACGATTTGCCGTCTTGCAATCCGTCTCCTTTATTGATTTCGGCAGAACCTCGCATCTCAGGTATCCCCTCCCCAGGTCGTGAGGTAGATTCGCACCGTGTCGATCTGATGTGTTTGGAGTCGGCCACGACCCGTGGTTCTTCCCACTCGTACTGCTCTTCTCCGGGGCGGGCGGGCCAGCGTGTATCTTCGCTTCCTCCGCCAATATCTTGCCCCCCGTTCCGGGCTTGCGACTGCCGGGGTTCCCGGCTCGCGGTGTGGGCCAATTCTGCTCCGCTATCTGTCGAGGTAACTGATCGTTCCTCTTTTTCCCGTCCTTGCGATCTTTTGCGAGCTTTGTCACCGAATCCTTCCAATCTCGTGAGTTTGGTGTCACCCAATTGCTTCTCACTTCCTTGACTAAAGATGTTCTTCTTTTCGCATTCGGATTCACATTGCTCGAATCGTCCTCCAGGGGAGTAGGCCAAGATGAAGCATCGGATGCGTTGGTGAGGCGCGCCTGTTTCCTCCGCACTGAACAAGCCCCACTCCGTTCGGTAACCATCTTCTTCCAAATCGGACAGGACTCGCCATAGC